AATATTCTTACGGGTATAGGTTTCTCCACCGTTGTTATATTTCTTTACTGACTTTTTCATGATATGTTCTTTATATAAAGATAGTTATTGATTCCAATATTTCTCCACTTTTTTAGAAATTTGTACTAAAATATCTTCATTAAGTGGGTTTTTAAAGAACTCTACAATCTCAGCTTGGTTTCTTCCTAACATTGCACCAGTGTCTTTAGTGTATATAATTCCGTCTGGTTTAGCTACAATAAACTTATAGTATGTTGCATCTTTTACAATAGCCTTAAGTTTTAAAGTTTCCATATCAGCACTAGCAGCATCCAAGAAGGTTTGCGCAGCACGTATAGGATTTCTTTCTGTACTTTCCCCATTAATATAGTTATCCATAATATCGTATATGATATCGTTAGGAGTAGACTTTTTATACTGGGCACTCGCAATATCCACAACTTTTGCAACATAGAACAACTTATTAGTGTTCTTATCATAAAGTTTTTGCAACTCAGCAAGAGCTTTGTTACGAAGCTTTTTAACTTCAGTTTTAGTTGAAGCTGTTTCTTCGTACTTGTCTAAATAAAAACGTGCATTTTTATTTGTTCTTGCTTTAGCATCATCATAGCTTTTTGCTACAATACTAAAGCCTCCGGCATTAATTGCATAGAGCTTAATAAGATCATAGGCATCTTTCTCAGGCTCTAAAAACAAAGGGTCGTTACCACAACGTATTGATATCTTATTCCAGAACTCATCATTATCTGGACGTAACAACTTCACTTTATTCCAGAAATCTGCATCTTCTGGATTTATAACATTTGCAGCTAGCTCTTTTTCAAGCTCAGATACAACTGTTCTAATTTCTTTAATCTTTGCTTCTCTTTCTTCAGGATTAGCAATTTTTTTAATCTCAGGAGCAAATTCATTAAGTCCTGTTAAATAACGTTTTACTCCGTTATTCTCAAGACATGCTAATTGCTCTTCATGGGAAACACCTTCAAAAAGTGTTAATCCATATTTCTCAAGACCCATGTTAGAGTTTTGATTATTAAAATAAGGTCTAATAGCAATAGGACCTTTCTTAAGGTGAGATACCTTCTCTACTAATGTAAAGCTCATAAATTGTTGGTTTTATTTATTGGTTTTTATAAAGGGTAGTAAAAAGGGGGAGGCTTTCAACTCTCCCCCGATTTACCGATTATTTAAGATTAGAATGAGCCTCCAGTGATTGGGTTACGCATAACAATCTTCAATACCTTGGTTGGGTCTTTAACCCAGATAGCAGGCATTGTTTGTGTCATGAATACGCGGTATCCGTTGAATTGTCCAGAGCTTTGGAAACCTTGGGTACGTCCCATGTAATCCATAGTTCCGTTTTGGTACCACCACTTTAATTGATTATCCCAGCTAAGTTTCAACAAGAAGATGTTGTCATTAGTGTTATCTGTGATATCAAAGATAATGAAGCTATAAGAAGACAATGGGAAACCATCAATGATTGGGTTTTCAATGTCATTGGTGTGTAGGTTATCAAACGCTGGGTTCAACACAAACTTCACGTTAGCCAAGAATGGGATAACATATGAAGTGAATGCAAATCCGTAGTTCAAATCCATACCTTGACCAGTGATTGCTCCAATACCGTTGTTTTCAGCAGCTTGGATCAACAATCCTGAAGCCATAGCCTCACGCTTGATTGCTTCGTTAACCATGCGCATACCGCCCATACCGGTTTGTACAATCAATTGACGCTTAGGATCTGGACCTTGGAACTCAACTTTACCAGCATAGAAGTTGTAAAGCTCAGAGCGGAACAAGTCAAGGTTAAAGTTAGACTTGTTGTAGATACGCTTGAATGAGTTATCCAATTGCTTCCAAAGACCCACTGATAAGCGGATATCATCTGGACCATCTTGACGTACGCGTCCACCTTGTCCCCACATTAAGTAAGTTTCGATGTCATTAGCTACTTTAGTCAAGTGAGCAGCTTCCATTGTAGTCATGAAAGTACGGCTCAATGATCCGTTGCCCATAGCACGCTTAACATAATCTTTACCCATGCGAGATACCATAGTATCTAGGTTAGCAATAGATGGATCAATGTTCTTGTCAAAGTTACGCCAGATTTCTACTACAGGTACAGTACCATCTGCATTCATACCACCTTTGATCATAAGATCTGCGCGAGATGAAATAGAATAGTGTACGTGTGCTTCAGCTCCTCCTACAAAGTTGTAGAATTCACGGAAACCAGTAGCTGTTACGATGTCTGAGAAACGCTCACCATACTCACCACGTGCAGAACCCTTACGGAAGATCTTAGTACCTGGAGAAAGGATTGTTGTATCTAGACCATAAGATGAATCATTGTTTACAAGTTGTACAGTGTACACAAAGCCATCACCTACTGGAACAATATCATCAGCAGTAATGTACATCTCAGCACCGTTGTACTTGTCATAAGTGATGATATCACCATGTCCAAATTCACGACGTGAAACTTTGATTTGGAAGGTAGTACCATCCGCACCAAGTGTTTGCTCATCGGTTAATACTTCATCAACAATGTAAGGAAGGTCCATTACAATTGGCGTTTGCCATTTGTACTCACCTCTTGCATTGTCAACATTAATTACATTCTTTCCACCAAAGCTAGACATTTGGTACAAAGGCATTTCTACCTTTTGTGCCATTGCCCAAAGATCTACTGGTCCTAAATCCATAGGTTCAGCATTCTTGAGCATGTTAACCAAGTGGTAAGAATCTACGTGTGAACTAGCTGCGTAGTTGGTATCCCGTAGAAATATACCATTGTTCAAAACTGGAGTTGCCATGTTTTCTTTTATTTATTAAGGGTTAAATTATCGTTTAAAAAAGCTATCATTTCTAGGAATACGGCGTTGTACTTTCTCCTCGCTTTCTACAACTGGAGAACTTACAGTGCGTCGTGCTTCCTCGGTTTTCAATTGGCGCACAGTTTTTTCAACTTGTGCTTGCTTACCTACCTCTTTGATTTTAGCTTTATAACCATCTGGGTCAGAAAGCAACCATAGAGCTTCGGCAATTAAGTCATGTCTTGGCTCAACATATTGGTATTTCTCCAACAAGTGTCCTAACATATTTGTAGGCTTACCTGAAATAGATGGGTAATTAGGTTGTACAAGACCGGCATATAACATACCTTGTGTCTTCTTATCTAATCTCAATCCACCAAGTTCACCATTCTTAAGAGTCTCATATACATTATGCATATAAGCTTGAGCTGCTTGTTGCTGTTGTTTTTTCATATGCTCTTGTTGAGCAAGCTTTTGAGCAACAACATGTTCTTGCATCTTATCTAACTTTGGTTTAAACTTAAGAGCTTTTGACTCTAAGTCTCCGCGATCACGCCATTGATCAATTTCTTCTTCAATCTCGTCTTCATTACCAAAGTTGGTAGCTCTTAAGTATTCGCGTACTATATATTCTTGATCATTCTTATCTCTAGGATCAAGTTGACGATGTTCTTCAACTTCCGCCAAGATTCTAAATAGTCCGCGAAGATCTTCTCCACCATCTGCTACATACTTAGCAGCGGCTTGCAATTCTTCAGGTAGTGCTTCAAAAAATTCACGAGGTGTATCCTGGCGAACTTTATTCTCACGATCATTGAAGTTTGCTTCAAGAAGTTCTTCAAAATCTTTTAGTGTATACTCTTCAATAGGCTTATCATCATCAAAAGGTACAATTTGTCCTTTATCAATAAGTTTTTTTACAAGTTCTGCTGTACCACTTTTATCAAGCTTAGGACGACCTGTTGCTTTTGGAGCATCATCCGCATCCTCATCTTTAAGTGGTTCATCTAAAAGATTATCTACTTCTGTTTTAGAAATAGTTTTTTCTTTTTCTTCATCCTCCTCATCAGGAGTGTCAAGGAACGAGGTGTCAACTTTGGGATCCGTGAACACCGACGGCTTTTTTTCCTCAGGGAGCATTACGTTATCTGCTCCTGGAATTCCCAATAATTCATCGAGGTTAACTTCAACTTGTGAAACCTCGGTAGTTTCTTTTTCTGTAGACATAGTAGTTGGTTTTTAGTATTAATGTCCTATTAACAATATACGCAAATGTATCTAAATAAATTTAATAAGTTTTATCGAATTGAAAAAAAGCGCGCATTAGATGGCTATACCCCTATTTTTTCTTCTTTTCATTATTCTTTTTTTGCACGTCAAACTTATTTTTATTCTCCATTGCAATAGCTAATTGGTTATCAGATATCTGTTTTTGCACTGATAACTTCTCACGCTCTAGGTCCATTTTAGCCGCTTCATTTCTCATGCGATTACCTTCCTTCTCGCGCTGTAACCCCATTGCTTGCTGGTATTCTTCACCTTTTTGAATTTTTTCCAACATATCAGCGTAATCACTTTGCATATTTTGGTTAAGGTCTTGCATTGCCCCATAGCCCGCAGATCTAATTTCAGCTTCAACAATTCTAGCTTCACGATCTTTTTGGTTCTCGCTAGCTTCAAACTCCATCTTCTGACGTACCTCATCTTGTCTAGCTTTAAGCGCTTGCTCTTGCATTTGTTGTTCTTGCTGCATTTGCTCTTGACGTTGTCTTTCCATGCGCTCATCAGACTTCTTAAGAATCTGATCAACCTCAGCAATAGACTCAGCTTTCATGATATTACCTAGATCATAGATGCTAGCACCAGATGTATTATTCTGGATAGCAAGTTGTTTTAACTGCTCAAGTACAGCTCTATGATTAGCCTTAGTAGTACAAAAGATATTAAGATCACGCATGAGAAGATCTGTACCATTCATCTCAAAGTTCTTAGTTTCTTCTGTATTAGTGATATATCTAAGGCGTAGTGACGGCTTAGTTGAGTGGTAATGTTGAGCTAAGTCCGTGCGCATTTGATGTACACGTGGCATCAAGTAGTCACTATGCTGAACAAATAACATTTCAGTTTGTGCATAGGATCCTGACACAGCTTGCTCAATACCGGTTGCTGTATTAGTTTGCCCAATTTGCTGACCCATACGTTGTGGTGTAATACCAATTACCTCAAATGCTTGTTGCTTGAAGTAGTTAGCCAATTGAATACGAGTCATCAAGCGATTGGTTTGCTCAAGATCAAGCTTTTGATAATGCTGGAATGCAAGTGGGTTTTCAGTATTAGTAATAGAAGTATCCAATGGTAACATCTGGAAATTCTTCATTGCCACATAAGCCTTGGCCAAATTGTTCTTTCCCCAGTCTTCTCCTAATGAGTGACGAGGTAAAGAGTTTTGGTCAAGTAAGATTACAGTACCAAGTTCATCTACTAAAATATCCGCAATCTGATTATTTACAATGTTATAACCAATTTGGAAAGGCTTCATTAAATCTACTAGAGCTACAGAACGCGTATTACGATCTGAGAATACTGAGCCCTCCACAGGAAGTTTGCAACCATAAAGTGAATTATCACCTTTAAATTGGAACTTCATTGGTGCAATATTATTTTGGTTCATTCCTAAATATATAGGATTGATACCCCCAGGGGATTTAGTTCCCCAGAATGATGGGTGATGCGGACCAATCTTAACTCCACCCCACACCTCATTAATCCAAATCCAATCTATGTGCTCACCAAATACTAAGTTATCCTTAGACTTGTTTTTGATAAGACGTGTATTATAAATAGGTTTATCTACAACTTTATAATCTTCTGTTACAATATCTTGAAGTACTGTACCATCATCATAAATTTTAGTCAAGTGACCTACTTTACGTTGTGACTTCCAATAAGCTGTAGTCACACGTAGTAAGTTAACTGTACCATAGTCAAAGAAGTCTTCTGTATCACGCATGATCCAGTTTACAATATCACCTCCTACAAGAGTATTATCCCACATAGAAGTATATTGACGATATCCTAAAGATGGCATTTGTGTATTCCAGTCATGTGACTTTGTACCATCATAGTAGCTACCATCATTTTGATAACCTTGAATAGGATAACCTGCAGAACGTACTGGATAAATTGCCTCAAGACTTTCTAGTTGTTCTTGAGTCATAAGCCAGCCATATGCATCAATGACATCAGCTACCGTCATCATATCAAATTTACCTACCCAGCTAGCATCTGACATGTAGCGTACCTCAGGTGACTTATGGTAAAAAGTTAATATTGGATTCCATAATTCAATTTGATAATCATCATCCATCATCTTAAAGTGCCAGAACTCGCGGTCTGTAATTAACATATCGCGAAATCCACGCTCTTCAAGCTCATCCATTTTAAAGCGTTCTGTATCAACTTGAAGCTGGTGCTCAGCCCATTGCTCTACCATTGATTTATAAGTCTTACTAAAATAGCTTTCAATTTGTGGTAATGACTTAATACTTTCAGGAGCCATTGCTTGTTGATATTGCTCATTATCTTCAGCAATACCCATCTCTGATAAAGTCATTTTCATTTGCTCTTCAGCATCAGCAATAATAGCTTTTTCTAACTCAGCTCTTTTAAGCTCTAGCATTTCATTATAAGATGTCTCATCAACACCTCTAAATGTAACACGTGTATTACGTTTTGCAAATTCTGCAACAAGCGTATTAACTACATTAGGAATAATAGGATAGAACTTAAGCTCTAATGCACTTACATCTTCTTGAGTCAATGTTTCAATAAGATCTGCATACTCATTATCCTCTTCTACAATGTAGTCTGTTTTATCTATAATACCTTTAGCAAGCTTATAGTTCTTTAAGAAACGACGTGCATTTCTACGCACTACGCGCAAGCCTTGCCATTCTAGCCAGTCTAGGTTCCAGTTAGCCCAGTCTTTATCTTTTTTATCTTTAGGTAAAAACTGAATAGGCTGATTAAGAGTACCCATTTTGTTGTACTCAACTTTGGCCCCGGCCTTTACCTGCATGGCATTGTATATTTCCATAACTTATCTTAAGTTTTTAAATGCTTGTCTTGGTAATTTCATACCACTAAAAGTATGGCCCCCATTGCCAATGTGACGAAAAGGGCTCTTATTTAATTTACTGAATTTATTAGAGTTATCCAAGTTTTTTGCCGCTCCAGTTTCCTCATAGCGTTTTTTATAACCCCTATTTGCTTGCTGTACTTTAGCAAAAGCTATAAGCGCAGCAAATGAAACTAACCTATCGACGTTTACACCATCTCTATAAGCCATCATCTCTTTCATCAGCATGATGTCTGGAATACGTTCTACACCGTAGGTTGTTTTAACTACTTTACCATCATCTGCAGTTTCTTGGTGCAATTCTTCTCTTAGGAACTCAATTGCATAACTTATCATATGACTTTTAAATAAAGTACCAGTATTACGCCAACCATATTCTTGGAATACATTAGCATTTGCACCTATATCTTTTAAAAATAAAATCTGAGATCTAGGTACTAAATATCTTTGTTTTTTGCGATGAATCATATGTTGGATAAATAAACTAATGTTATTTTCCACAATAGTCCATGCATTATACCACTCAACAATCATCTCTAGACGCTCGTGAGTTTTAGCTATATCATCAAAGCGGCCACACCAGGCAGCTACTATTTTATCATGTTCAATAAAGGT